TGGTTGGCCCATGATGTTGTGTTGCTCGTCCAAGTCAGGCTTGACGCACATCAGGATCACACCTTTGCGGATGCGTGTGCCGTGTAATTCATTGTGTGCTTCTGCGTAGGCACATAATTGCACAAAGTAGTCGTCAATCCACTCGCGCTTTTTGGGCCGGTTAGTTTGCTTGTAGTCCAGGATGGCTTCTTGATTCAAGTGTATACCTGCACCATCTGTAGTTCCTGCGTACACGCTGGGGAAATATAGCGGAACTTCGATACCCCAAAATTCACTTACATTTTTAAGTCCTTGATCAATGACCACATCTGCCATGGCATGACTGGGCCAGGAAAAAGGGTTTGACCCACGTGCTTGACGCTCACCTGTTTTGACATAGTGTTCAAGATAGGTGTGCATGCGTGTGCCACGATTGGCGGCTTCTGTTGTGATTTGCTGTGCTTTTTCTGCACCCACACGACGACGCCATTGGTTCAAGGCTTCGACTTTTTCCGGGGGTTTGGTTCGGTCCAGTATGGTGGTCACTGAGGGCAAGTTGTTGCCGTCTGGGGTAGCATAGTAACGTCGGCCCTCTATGGTAACACGAGGGATAGGTTGATAATCAAATTTTGGATTGTACATATTTTATGTGAGAGTAAGAGATAAATTTCAAGAAATCAACCGATCAAACAGTTGTTTTTTATAATCAAGAATAAAATCCCGGTCGTTGTTTAGCAATTGAAAAGTTGTATTTTGATAATTTCCAACCTGGCGAAACTTGTGTTCAAAAGCAGTGGTCATTTTGATTGCTTCTTGATAGGACATGATATCGCTTTGCCAATTTACAACCTGTATGGTTTTTGAAAAATCGTTGTCTATTTCTCTATAACCAAATTTAGTCAAGTCTAGATTAAAAGCACTGTTCCAGGTCAGCACTGTTTTTTTGCCAATCCACAGCGGGTAGAAAGTGACTGTGTCCAGCGGAATTTCTTTGTTCAACAATTTTTTCATAGTTGACGCAATAGATTGTTTGCTTTCTCCCGGAAGTCCACAAATGAAAGATCCATGCAAAGCAACATGATCTCCGTACTGTTGTTTCATGTCTATAATAGTTTGAATCAGTTTATTTGAATCAGCACCTTTGCCTATTATGCTGCCGGTTTTTTTGTTCAAGGTTTCTATACCAAAAAACATGCCACGAAATCCCATGTCTACCAATTTTTTGATAGTATGGGGCTTGGACGCCAACAAATCCAGTCTAGCGTAGCCGCTAAATGCCGGTTTAAATGGCAATTGATTCACAATGTCCAACATGATGTCAATTTTTTCTTCAGTGTCATTGAATGTATCATCCAGCAGTCGATAGCGTGTGATGCCGTAATTGTTGTAGTTGTCCAGTAATTCTTTGCGTATTATGCCAAGGTCCTTGAGATAGTCAACTGTTTGTTTTCCATTCAGTCTGTAGTTGCAAAATTTACAAGAAAATATGCACCCACGGGATATTTCCATTGGCAATACTTCTTGTGGAATAACCACATCATCATCACACCAGGTCATGGTGCTGTGGTTGAAATCAAATCCTTCAGCCACGGCATCATCAATGATATGCACACCGTATACGTTTTTGTAATTTTTGTTTGGGATTGGCGTTCCGTGCTTTAAATATTTTGCTAAATTAACCACGCTGATATCGGCATAGCCAACCACAGCATAGTCCACGCACTTGTTTCTCCAGTCAATTTGGGTTTTTGATCCTCCCACAACAATTTTACAATTGGGGTTGATTTGCTTGACATGATTGGCAAATTCTTGTTCATCGTCGGGGCCTCCGGGCAAGAAAATATAAGTGGGCATGCGTGGGTCATGCACAATGTTTGTTACTTTGGCATAACCCACAAAAGTGTTGCTGAGACCCACAAAAAGTGTTTGATCCGACACAACCAGTGAAAGTATGTGTTTGAGTTCTGCTAGAGAAAAATGATCTAGGTGGTTGATGACCAATACATCAAAACCATTGTTTCTCAATTCATGCGCAATCTTGTGAGCACCAAATGGTTTTACATTTGATACCTGACACATTGTGAATATTACAGCATGATATTTTTTAATCACAGTAAATTAAACTCTGAAACTTTCTCCGCAACCGCAACGGTCACGTTCATTGGGATTTGAAAATTCAAAGCCTTCATTGAGGCCTTGGCGCACATAGTCTACTGTCATGTTTTTGAGATAGATATCATCTTTGTGATTTACTAGCACCACAAAGTCAGGTTGTGCGTAGTTGGTAACATAGGGCTCGGGCTGGTATTCTCGAACATATTCTAACACATAAGCCAGTCCCGAGCAACCGGTAGTTTTTACCCCAAGACGAATGCCAGCATAACCTTTGGCTGTGACAAGTTTTTGTATTTTGTTTCGCGCTGTGTCACTGAACAGGATCATGCTTTTTGCGATAATCTGCTACAGCGGCTTTGATGGCGTCTTCGGCCAAGATGGAGCAGTGGATTTTGACTGGTGGGAGAGCAAGTTCTTCAGCAATTTGGCTATTTCGTAAGGATCCTGCTTCTTCAAGTGTGCGACCTTTGACCCACTCCGTAACGAGGCTAGAACTTGCGATCGCTGATCCGCATCCGTATGTTTTGAATCTTGCATCTGTAATGATCCCATTTTGAACTTTTATTTGTAGTTTCATCACATCACCACAGGCAGGTGCTCCCACCATACCGGTGCCAATGCTGTCGTCTATTTCAAATCGGCCCACGTTGCGTGGATTTTCATAGTGATCAATCACTTTGTCTGAATAGGCCATTATCGTATGTCCTCGGTGTGTTTGTGTTTGGTACTTTTACGAAGAATCTTGAACCAAACTTTTTTCTCTTTGGCTGTATCATGTGCAAAAATAGCACGGTATAATTTTTGTCTTAGTTCACGTAGTTTCATTGTTTGCAAGTCCTTGTTCGTGTAATAGTCCCATCTGGCTGCTGTATTTCTACCCATTCGGTGCAGGACTGGGTTTGTCCATAATAAACTGTGGCAGGAGGCTGTTGTACTATGACTGGTTGTTGCACAATCACAGGGGGTTGGCTACGTGCAATCTCATAGCCAATCACGCCACCAATGATTGTGGGTGCTACCCAACCGTAATTGGGGGCTGGATAGTATCCATGATGGTGATGGTATCTAAAACCTGGTTGTGCCATTGTGGCAACGGACACAGTTAAAAAGAACAAAGCAACTAGTCGTTTCATACAGACCTCCTGTTGTGGTAGTATACTATATTTAACGTTTTGTGTCAACCTTTGGTTGACTGATTTGATTAGACGCCGCGGTCTCGATTCATGGCCGATTTGGCCGCTGATGCCACGATGTCTTGGGCTCGGTTCACTGGCATGGCCACATCTGGTTGCCCGGCCCCTTTGAACATCAACACACCTGTGTTGGGATCCATGGGTTCCAACAAATTGCTGAGTGGTTCTTGACTCACTATGTCGGCTAAGTTTTGGGCAGTGATGTTGATGTCTAAATCATTGGCCAGTTTGATAAATGCATCTTGGCTTATTTCTTTTCGAGCATTGGTATCGTTGGCACGCCCATTAAGAAACTGTACCAAGCCTGACAGTTGTGCTGGGTCGGGCGTTGGTGCCATCCCCAAGTCAACTTCAAATATTTTCATTATCTCTTGGCGCGGCCTAGCGCGGCAGCAGGAGGTTCAGCGCCGGCTTCGGCAGCGGCAGCATCTAGTTCAGCATCCGCACCCATTTCGGCGCCCATGTCACCGGCAGCGGCCATGTCAGCACCGGCGGCAGCCATGTCACCTGCTCCGGCAGCAATGTCAGCACCCATAGCGCCAGCGGCTGCGGCACCAGCAGGAGCTTGTCCTGTTACCACATTCAGTGCGGCGTCAAGTTGTTGCTTGGCACCTTGAAGATTTTGCACAAGTCCAGCCAAAGCGGCAGTGGCATCTTGATTGAATTGTGTGGCTTGATCAATGCCAACTTGATTCTTGATTGAGTCAACCAAGGCAGGCAACTCTTTGAATTGCAGTTCTGTAACATCTTCCAACATGCCTTGCATTTTGTCAACCATGTCTTGTGCGGCCAGGACCACCTGGGCTTGCTGAACTTCGCTTTCGTTGAGTTTGCGCATGGCACGGCGCAGTCGGCTTTCGGCCTGCATCATTGCGGCACCAGCCACAAGTTTTTGTTCTTCGGGATTCAATGATTGACCAGCGGCAGATTTCTTCAGTGCGGCAGCCAATTTGGGATCTTTTGCCACTGCACCGGCCACAGCAGGTTGTCCGCCTGGGGCCACTGCACCAGTTTGTGCAGGCGCGGCACCAGTTGCTGGTGGCATGGTCGTTTCTTTTAGTCGGGCAGTCAAGGCCTGTTCCATCATGACCAGTTGCAGATACTTGGGATTGGTTTCACTGCTGTGACGGGAGGTTGTGCCGCGGTGTTCTTTTAGTACACCTTGTACCTTGGTCAACATCACACGAGTTTGATTGCGTGACAATTGATCAAAGCGAATACGTGAACCAAAGTAACTTTCAAATACTTTGGCAATTTGTTTACTTGGCTTGGGAGCCGCTAGTTCTTGCAGTTTCATTATTGAATCCCTTAATCTGTAGATATTTAGCCCGATTTACACATTTTTCTAATTCTGCGTCGACAGAATTGTATAGATCTATTTTGGGTTGAATTTTCATGTTTATGATTTCATAAAAACTCTCATGGCGTCCACGTTCGCCCACTGTCTTTCGACAGTATATGTCTGCGGCCAAGGCCTGCTTTTTACGGTCCAGCACCAAGATCAGATTGCTTAGATTGTACTGTTGTTGGTGATCAGCAGTACACCAACTCATGGCTGTTTTTTTACTGCTGAAACTGTGTATTTCTCTGTCCCAGGTGCTGACTCTGGATCTTGTGCCGTCAGACTCAATACAATACTTGCCAAACACCACAATGCCACCATCACCATTGTCTATGATGATAGACTCAATGTTGCGTTTTAATTCACGCTGGGCCCAGGCCTCAAGTTTTTGATCTTGTGTCATTTTATCACATAATGGGTAATCAAATATCCACAAGCGGCACACAGTGATGCAATAAGTCCAACTGCCCACCCGATGATTTGATTATTGCGCCGGTCAGTCATTTCATGCACCATTTCATGCACTTCATGTGTGACTTTTTTGAGACTGGAAATGTCGTCTTTGACCGCAGAGATTTGCAGTTCAAGAGCGCCATATCTCTCGGCACACAATTCCACATGTGCTTCAAGACTTTTCTTTTCAATATCTGTGGTGTCAGCCATGATTACTCCAATGCATTATTTACCGCAGTGAACCAAATGTTTTGGCCTTCACCTGCTGTGGTAATAGTGGGTGCTAGACTGGGTTGTTCTGTGAGATTCAGCATCATGGGCACACCTTCACAATCAACTCTAAGGCCGGCCAGGGGATCGGGATCCCCGTGTATTTCAAACACGCCCTGTGATTCGCTTCGAAATTCAAATTGCCATATGCCGTCTGTTTCCACAGGCACAGTGAGATCCACAGGTTGTGTTCGTAGACTTATGATCTGAAGCAGTGTTTCCCAATTGCGCTGTTGATTGCGCGAATGATTCCAGTCCGGTTGATTATTGACCTGTTGTCCGGCTCGATCCACAAAAGGAATTTCACTGGGTCGGAAATGGCCGGTCACACCAGTAAGACTGCAATCAAAAAGAGTACGGCATAGGATTTTCATTCTATGCGTATTTACGGCCAAAAAGAAACCCTGGAGTTTTTACGTCCAGGGTTGAGACAATCGCCTCAGGTGTCTATTAGGATACCAAAGAAGTGAATGTTGCCACGTTAGAAACGTTGCCAGTTGGGATACCAACGTTCAAGCCACCAGTTGCATTGGCTGTTTGAGCAGCCGCTACCAATGTTGCTGTGGTGTAAGCACCACTTGGGTAGATAGCAATGTTGATTTGACCAGTTGTGGGACCTGCTTGGTAGAACGCAATTGTTCCGCCTGCACCGCCGCCAGTGATGCCGGCGCCAGATTGGATTGCTTGGAACACGTTGTTCAAGTAACCGTTGACGTTACCTGCACTTGCCAAACTTGCGTTTGCTGTCAATGAGAAGAAGTCTAGCTTTGGGCCAGACAACATCACTGGGCCTTGGGCCGCGACGTTTGCTGTACCAGCGATAGAACCGTTTGCTACGTCCAGTGCAAAGACTGGTTGGGTAGTACCATTTGTTTTTGTAAATGTTGCCATTTCGATTTTCCTTTAAGTTAGTGGTCTCGGTGGACCTGCTTTTATTTATATCTTTTGGAAAAATCACGCCTGTTGAGGATTGTTTCTCTGACGGTTTTGAGCGGCAAATGCCTGGGGATCAAAGCGATTGACTGCCTTGGCATAGCCCACAGGGGTGGCCATAACCCAGCCTTCTTGCCCTGGATGCTCGGAGTCTGCTTGGCGTAGCAGGTGCATTTTGACATCGTGTAGCAAGTTGAATGCATTGAATGCGGCTGCTAGTGCAGGGGTGTTGGAAGTAGGGCTGTTTAGATATTCCACAATATTGCGGAACTTTTGTGGAGTCACTCGGGTCTGCAACCACTCGCCAAACTCAGGCAGTAGTGTGGCACCATTGAGTGGCGCACCTACCTTGGTGTTGATAAAATCCACACACAGTTTGGCAAGGTCTGTGATCTTGTGTGCTCTGAGTTCGGCGGGATTGAACAAGGTGTCTATGTTTTTGCCCTGACTCTTGATCAATGCCTTGAGTTGTTTTACTGCGTTGGTTTCAGTTTGTAACTGACGGGGACTGGCCGGCCGCTCCAGCATCAAGCCCGGAACTGGATTGAATTTTACTCCACTTAGTGGCTGACGTTCATCGCCTGCATCAGAATACATTGAATGAATGGCAATGCCAATTTCACTATCTCCAATGCGTTGTCCCAGGGCGCTCTTGACAGGAATCCGGTACTCTACTGTGTTGGGTCTAAACACATAGTTGCCTGCTTCCACAGGAGGTGTCTGCATATACAGCAAGTCGCCCTTGACATAGCCACGGAAGTTGGGCGGGAGTGCGGCTTCTAGGATAGGAAACAATGTGGTATAAATTTGAATAAGTTCAGTTCTGTCGCCTGGGCGATGACTTTGGATATCGGTCATCATTTGGGGACTGGTAGCAAGACCATCATAGCCCTTGGCTTCAAAGCCTGAACCATCTGTCAGCACAAACTCGCCTGTGCTGGGTTTGCGTCCAAAAATCACAGCAGGTTTGCCGTCCCACTTGGCTGTTACGGTTCGAGGTTGCTGAGTAGCATGGCCAACAATTTCTAATGCGTCTCGAATGCCTTGTGTGCCACGGCGGAACACCAGATCTTCAAGATGTTCAATGCCCTTGGCTCGGCCACCAACTCCCACTTGTTCTGCTTCTACCAAGGCCACATAGCCACGGTTTACAATACGATCACGCAGGCGAGCCAAGAAGTGTACATCACTTTCGGCCACACCTGTTTCAGGTTCTTTTGCACCTTCACGTGCAATGTAGTCACGAAAATCTGCCAGTTTGGCATCACGATCGGGATCCATGGCCAGTGCTTTGTAAATGCTTTCCACCGTGGCAAGATTCCTGCGATCATTCAAGTTTGGACTCAGCAATATACCCGCGGCTTGATCAGGGTCCATGGTGACCACTCGATCTGTTTGGCGACTTATGACGCCTTTGGCCGAGGCCTTGAGCCCCAGTGCCTTGGCAATACTGGACATCAAGATATTTCGGAATACACCTTTGTAGGCTGATCCTGTGCCACCACCCAGCCAAAATGTGCCCCATTCCAAGTTGGGCATGAACATGAAGTCTGTTTGTACATAGCCGCGCCGGGGATCGCCTTGGATGGGTGTTTTGAAGTGTACTGCTTCGCCTGTGAGGCGTGTCCAGTCTCGGGGATCTTGTTTGTGCTTGGTGGCCCAGGCATCCAGTCGACCCTTGAGTTCGGCCTTGGTTATTTCTGTGGCATCCACAGCAAGATCTAGATCGCCTGAGTCGGGTTTTTTGCCAGTTGATCCCAGCCACTTGACAGGAATGCCTGCTTCGTCTCGATCATGTGATAAATCAAGGCCTGTAATGGTCTCTAACCAGGCCACTGTGCTGGCGATGT